AGCAGAATGTGTTTATGGTGGAGTCGCCGGGTACCGCCCCCGGGTCCTGTATAGCGTTTGAATTGCTTCAACGTTATGTATATATTTATACAGTCTCTTTAACCAAATGTCAAGAACTTTTTATATTGTCCAACTCGTTAGTTGTTCTTTGGTAGGTTTCATATCTGGAAGTTTTTCTACCTTGCCGCCTTTTGCTAAAAACTCTTTCATTTTCTCATCTAACTCTTTTTGTTTTTCTTGTGGAGTCTTTTCTATTTCGCCTGCTCTATAGGGTCTATTAATACCTAAGTTTGCCATAAATTGTTAGTCCTTTCTATATTAAAAATATAAGATTATTTATAACTTCATTAAACTACAATGTCAAGTTCTTTTTCAACTGATTCTTTAGTTAATTCTTGTTCTGGACGAATTGGTTCTAACCATGTATCAGCAATATATGCTTTAGGACTAGGACCAAACAATATAGTGATGTCGTCTCCTTCAATCCACCAATGATGATCGGTTACAGCACATTGACAAACCATTCCTCTAAAGTCAAACTGTTCGCCTTGTTGAAACTTACCTATATATTCTGATACTTTAACAACACGGCCGATATTTTCAGGTCTTACTGAATAGATAATCCTAGCATAGTCACCTTGTTTACATTTCATGTGTTCTCTTTTTCATTTCATATTTTTGCATTAATAATGACAGATCGTCAGTCTTAATTAGCCATCCATTACTGTTAACTACAAATACATCACCTGGCTTGTATAAGCCCTTGTCCATTACTTCAGTAGGTGTGTCACCCTTAACAGTAAAGTTACTGCCTGCTTGATCAATAGTGTAGTCCATCCATATCATAATTATGTCTCCCTATAATATGTATTTACTATTGAGGATCACCTGCATAGTAGCCTTTGGTTTTTAATTGCACTCTTGCTTTATCTATATTAGTTTTTCGTTGCATAAGAATTACGCTTAGGTTGCCGTTAGGAGGGAAGTCTTCTATAAAAATAAAGTCTTGTTCTGCATAGCCTTCGTTGCATATTGAACGTAAGGTTGCTACGGCATTAGGAGTAACATCATAGTCTAAGTTTAAGACAGCAATGTCATATGTGTCATCCCATTCTTCTACAAGTCTTTTGACAACATTGTAAAAGCCGGATTGTATGTTTTCAAATAGAATTTTATTATCCATTACTGCACGTTTTGCATATGGACATCTAGGTAAGTTATTAAATCTTGGATTAGGTGTGCTAAGATCGTTTTCAATCCAAGCAATTATATTTTCTTTGTACATTAATTAAAAAAATATCACCTTTGCGTTTCCTGCGATAATCATTACACAAGTTACTATGTGTAATACTACCCAAAAGGTGCGAAAAGCCAGTGCCTTCTTTACATCTGATTGTGTAATAGGAAGGAATTCTGGCTTATCGTTATCGTCAATGCCTATTGGCATGCCAACAGTTCTAGCCCATAATTTAAGCCATCGCCGTTGACCCTGCATTACATTGCGTTCTTTTTCTCTTGGATTTCTGCTCTACGTGCTTTGGTAAGTTTACCTAAGTCACCTAGTGCTTTGCGGGCTCTTGTTGCCGCGGCCTTTACACCCTTATCTTCAAAAGTCTCTGCTTCTGCAAGATAGTTATTAAATGCCTGTACTATTTCTTCATGATTTGTCATATTGACTCCTTTAGTTAAGTTTTATACCTGTAGTACTTTCTGTATATTTGTCTGCCATCTCTTTTTCAGTTGAGGCTACACAGATTATGTTACGTTGGTTGAGTGTAAATTTCTCATCCTTAGTTGTAAACATATACGGAGCAAGTCCTACGCCGCCTTGTGTTGCTGTCAACATTAACGGCTTGTGTACTACAAGTTGGTTAGTGTCTTGAGATTCTAAACGAGCAACCATTTCCTCGCCTGAACTCAATTTGATACTGATTGTATCGCCTTTTTTTGCTGGTGTTTGTATTAACATTATTGTCCTACCGCGTATCCTGTTCCATTAAAACCTGTGTCTTCGATATATGAAAGTAATTGTTCATAACCGCCAACACACTGTTCTCCAATAAAAATTTGTGGAGCAGTTCTAGGAGCAGGTAGTCCTTTATCTTCAAACAACTGAAACAATTCAGCAGGTTGAATATCAGTTCCGATAGTCTTTTCAGTAAATGCAACACCCATATTTTTCAATACACCCTTGGCCTTCACACAACTTGGGCATGCCGGCTTTGAATATATTGTTACGTCTGGTTTTGTCATAGACTAAATCCTTTCAGTTTGTCTGTATCAACGTCTTGTTTTATACCACCAATGATATAAGATTCAACTTCTGTTTCTTGTGGAGCAACTTGTAGCCCTGAGCTACTTAACCAATGTTGTGTCCACGGTAAAGGATTTGTATTTACGGGAGCATCAAAGATTGTGTTAAATCCTAATGCTTTTAGTCTACGGTTTGCAATGTACTCAACATATTGGTTAAGCAGTGTTGCGTTTAGACCAATCATACTACCGTCTTTAAACAAATAGTCTGCCCAGTCTTTTTCTTCTGCAACACAGGTACGCCACATTTCGTAAACTTCTTCTTCACACTCCTTAGCAATTTTAGCCATCTCTGGATCATCTTTACCTTGTGCCCAAAGTTTAAGCACATGGGTTGACAATGCTAAGTGTTGTGCTTCATCCCTAGCGATAAGACTGATAATCTTAGCACTACCTTCCATAAGTTTTAACTCTCCGAAACCAAACGTACAAGCAAAACTTACATAAAAACGAAGTCCTTCTAAGATATTTACATTCATCATGGCAAGGTATAGTGCCTTTTTGACATCTTTCAGTTTGCCTTCTTTACGATGAAAGTAAGCATCTGCTAGATTTGTAAATTTATCATAGTTTTTAGTTACACTTGTTGCTCTAGCGATAATCTTTTCATCATCTAGAATAGTGTCAAATACTTCTGCAGGATCTGCATAGACATTTTTCATTATATGTGTGTAACTGCGACTATGGATAGTTTCAAAGAAGTCCCAGGTAACAACGCATCCTTCGAGCTCAGGTAATGATACATGCGGCAAGAATGCCAAACACGGACCACGTCCTTGAACACTATCAAGTAATGTTTGATACTTCAAGTTAGCAGTAAAGATGTGTTTCTGTTCAGGACGAAAGTTAGCAAAGTCTGCTCTGTCCTTTTGTAGAGATACCTCTTCAGGTCTCCAAAAATATCCTAGCATAGTTTGATTTAATTTATCAAACACTGGAAATTTAAACACATCGTATCGTTGTGTATTTTGATCTGCTCCGAAGAACATATCCTGCTTTGTGAAATCAACCTTTTCTTGATTGAATACTGTTTTACCCATTGTCTTTTCCTTATATCTCTCTGTATTATACTACAAGTATTGTGTAATGTCAACCTTTAAATTGCACAAGCGTCACAATATTCTTCGTATTCCTCGTCCGAACCTTTAAAATTATCACGTTCGACCGGGCCCTCTTTAATATTATCGTGCCAACCTACATTGTGTGCTGGCTCGTCGATCAGTTCACTTGGATCAGTTTTATAATCGTAAGTGTTTTGATAGTAACTTGTTTTCCAACCTAGTTTATAAGTTGTCAACATGTCATTTATCATTTGACTCATAGGCACTTCATTGTTCTCAAAGTGCGTTGGATTGTATGACCAGTTACCGCTGATAGCTTGATCGAAAAACTTCTGCATAACTGCTACAATATTAATATAGCCTGTGTTATTAGGCATATCCCAAAGTAAAGTATAATGATTCTTTAGCGTTTGATACTGTGGAACAATCTGCTTAAGAGGCCCTTTCTTGGACTTCTTAACGGACAAGTAGCCTCTAGGAGGTTCGATTCCATTTGTTGCGTTCGACACAACGGAACTGCTCTCCGATGGCATTTGTGCGGACAAAGTTGAGTGCCTGAGCCCGTGTTCCTTGATATCATGTCGTAAAGCGTCCCAATCATACTTTAACTTTATATTGCATACTTCATCTAGATCCTTCTTATATGTATCTATAGGAAGGATTCCGTCTGCGTATTTAGTACGATTGAAGTATTCACAAGCACCACGTTCTTTTGCAAGTTTATTACTTGCTTTTAACAAGTAGTACTGGAACGCTTCTGTAAGCTCATGCACTTTAGTCAATGCTTTCTTATCACCGTACATGACTTGATTCTTTGCAAGATAGTGTGCAAGTCCAATATAACCTACTCCTAATGAGCGTCTTGCTTTTGTACTAATCTCAGCCGCTTTGATTGGATAGCGTTGGTAGTCAATAATTTCTTCTAATGCTCTTACTGCTAGTTCACATAAGTCTTCTAGGTCATCTAGTTCTTTTAATGTACCTACGTTAATAGCACTAAGAATACACAATGCAATCTCTCCGTCTGGATCATCAATATGATTAAGTGGTTTAGTTGGTAGTGTAATCTCTTGGCATAAGTTACTCATGTATACTGTGTCTTTGAATGAGCTGTGTGTATTACAGTGATCAACATTCATAATATAAATGCGTCCTGTTTCTGCACGTTCTTTAATCAATGCACTAAACAGATCCATTGCCGAAACAGTTTTCTTTTTAACACTTGTCTTACGTTCATATGATTCATACATTTCTTTAAATGCATCAGCATCACCAAAGTATGCTTCGTACAAACCTGGTACATCGTGTGGCGAGAATAAAGTTATGTCGCCTCCGGATAACAATCTTTCATACATAGTTTTATTAAGCTGAATTGAATAATCTAACTTACGTACACGATTGTCTTCTGTGCCTTTGTTGTTCTTTAGCACAAGTATGTCTTCAATCTCTTGATGCCAAAACGGGAAGTGTGTAGTAGCACTTCCGCCACGTACACCATTTTGTGTACAACAACGTACCGTGCTTTCAAATTTCTTTAGGAACGGGACTATTCCTGTGTGTGCAACTTCTCCTCCTCGGATTTTGCTGTTGACTCCGCGGATACGTCCTGCGTTAATACCGATACCAGCTCTTTGAGCTGTGTATCTACCGATGGACATGTCTGACGCAAAGATCGAATCGAGTGTGTCGTCACTGTCAACAAGCACACAAGAGGCAAACTGCCTAACTGGAGTACGCACTCCGGCCATGACCGGCGTTGGGATATTGATTTTAAATAATGAGGTCGCATCGTAGTATCTCCTTACATAATACATTCTATCTTCTTTAGGATAGTTAGCAAATAGCGTTGCCGCAATCATCATATACATGTGTTGCGGAGTTTCAAATATTTGATTGTTACTTCTATCTTGGCATAGATACTTGTCCACTACTTGACGTAGTCCTGCATAGGTAAAGTTTTCATCACGCTTATGTTTAATGTATCCATCAAGATTTGATATTTCTTCATCGGAATATGATTCCAATATACTACTATCATAAACACCACGGCTAATATTTAAGTCAATCATTTCACGTAACGATTTGGTTTTATATTCGCCAAATACATCTTTGTAGATACCATAAGCAAGTAAACGTGCCGCGGCAAATTGATAGTTAGGTGCGTCTAATGAGATAAGATCGTTTGCACTACGTATTAATATTTCTTGAATTTCCCCTGTAGTCATACCATCATAAAACTGCAAATTTGAATTCATTTCGATTTGACTTGCACTAACTCCTGCTAAGTTTTCACAGGCATGCATTACAACTTTATGTATTTTGTCAATGTTTAATGGTTCCGGCTCGCCGTTCCTTTTGATAATATTAATCTGCGTCATTCTAATTTTTCCTCTTTCTCATTGTTAATAGTGTTATCATATTTATTGTAGCCTTGGCATGGTATAGATTCTTTGTGACACTAAAGATTTTGGAATATCTTTAATTGGCACGGGTAAATCATAAACATATCCTATCACATATTCACCAAAGTATAATAAAAATAACAAGTCGTCAGTACTTTCGACTCTATTACCAATATGTATCTCTACATCTTCGGTGGCAAAACGCTCTGTTAACTGTAGTGTGTAACAGATAAGTAAGATTTTTGCTTGCTCACTAAAGCGACTTGCTTCAATTAGGTTCCACGGCTGTGGCCATTCAGTATTACTCCATAAATTAAGCTCAAGTTTGCCAACCGGTGCTTGATTTACAAAATTAATTGTATCTTGGAGAGGTTTTCGTGACTCTTCTATATAGTTACGAAAGTCTTTCCACGCCCGTAGTCTGTCTTCGTACTGTAAATCAAACATGCTTACGCAGACTGGACGTTAATAGTGTATGTAAAAGTTCCTTGATCACTCGGTGTTGCATTTTTAACCTTAATTAGTATTGTATCTGTAGTAGTGTCAGCGTTTGTATCTGCTAGTTCTGTACTAATAACCATATTAGGTGCATAATTACTGTCACCAAAATAATCATAGTCATCAACTAGATGAACTGCATCTTGTGTTCTATCACACATGATATGCAATACACCTTTGCGAGATGCATTAACTGTACTACTGTCATAATTATACATTACTTTATACCCTCTTGTCAAGTCTCCAGGTAACCGAAATAGCGTAATAGGCGTATTTCTTTCATTAATGGTTAACTGTTGGAACCCTCCAATATTAGCAGAAACTGGTCCTGCTATTTCAGATACATAAGGTGCATCCAAAATATAAGTTTGGTCGTACCCGAGTAGTTTTGTTCTCGAGAAGTTGTCTTCTATACTGTTGTTATTACCTTTTTCAAATTTAATAACGCTGTATTGGGCGTTCCCCTCATTGCCCCCTACATTACCAACGCTGTCAAAGAAGTTAGATTGGCTTACGTTACCTGTTCCTTCTTTAATCCATATTGCCTCGTTGTCAATATTTGTGAATTGGCTTAATGTAATTGTGTTGTCATACGGTCCTGTGTCTTGTCCACTTGTACCTATGACAGTTCCGTATCCAAAAAGGACAGCATGTCCGCAGTCGGATACATTTATATTTGTAAACTTATTTGCATTGATATCAAAATCACTTGCTATAGCAACATCAACACCTGACACATTAATATCGTCAAAGATGTTGTTCGAACAAGTCACTAATGTACTTAAACTGTTCATTTCGATTGCTCTGTTTGTTACTACGATTGCATCACCTGATTCCCAGTAGTTTACAAATTCTAAGTTTTCAAACTTACTGTTTTTACAACTTTGTAATTTTAACATAGGTCCTGTGCCTGTGCTATCTAATGTCATTCCTGATATTGTTATATTTTGTGCTTGATTAAGTGTTGTACTAGAACTATCACTTGCATAATTTCCAGGTGTACTTGATTCGTTTACAGTTTCAAATATTGGATTGTTTGTAGTTTGAATAAATTTAGTCTTTCCTGTGCCTGCACCTTTTAGTGTTGTAAACGGAGGAACCTTCAAACTATCAGTTAAACGGTATAGTCCTGGCTCAACAACAAGAATAACTCTTGCTTGTTCTGTACCTTTGGTACTTGGATTTAAAAATAGTTGATCAATTGCACGTTGTAATTTTTCAGTTTGGTCAGTATCGTCGCCGTCAGCATTAAATGCATATGTACTTACAATATCATCAAGTCTCTGTTGCAAAGATCTTTTAACTGGAAGATTAATAGTAGTACCAGTTTGTATTGTTGATCCTGATTTATATGTATATTGGTCGGCAAGTGCAAATAAATTGTCATGTTCTGTTAAAACTTTTGTATTACCTACTAACGGAGCACCTTCTGAAACACTACCGTTACCTACGAACATTTCTTGTGAATCCATTGCCCAACCTAGCTCGCCGCCAGCAAGTTGTGGAATACCTGAACCTTGGTTCTTTTGGCCACGGCGTATTTGGATTCGTGATATTTGAATTACTGCCATTTAAATCTCCTGTTATACATATTTATCCGTGTTGCTCATAATATGTATACACTCTATTGTACCATTCGTTGCGCCATTCGTCATATTCATGAGGCCATAGATCAAATTGTTGATATTCTAATGCACGACTACACATGAATATATGTCCTTCACGTATATTTGTACCGTATATTTCGTTATGTGCTTCTGCATATGCTACTAATTGTAGGAAATAGTCTTGAACCCATTCTAATTTTTTAGGTTTATTAGTTTGTTTAAAGTCCATTATAGCAGGATTGCCTTTGTATTGCCCTACTAAATCAGTTGTACCAGCATACATCTGCGGCATGTATAAATTTACTTCTGAGCCCCATATCTCATCTACATCAACCATAGCATTGTCACGTACTTGAGTTGCCATTTGATGAGCTTGCTGTGCATAAGGATTAGAACCTGGAGTAGGCCATTCACCAAACTCGATATAGTCTTCGAGATACTTGTGCATACGTGTTCCAACACTAGATGCTTCAGTTACAATCTCCTGTGCTTTCTTTTCACCTACCCGTTTGCGCCAAGCAATAAGGTGTGTTTTATCTTTAGTAGCATCTAAGATTGTAGTAACACTTGCAACAGCATGTCCGTCGGGTGTAAGATACTTGCGTTTACCGTCTACTTGTTTTCTTGAAATTGGTTTGTAATCGTGTACTTGTTTAATTAGACTCATTAGGTATTTCTCTGTGTTTATATTTTACATCAATGACGATGCAACGTCTTTGGTTTAGTGTAGGATAAACTCCGTGCCATACTTCGCCATGCATCATAATGCATTGTCCTCTGACACTAGGATGTTCTTCATAGTGCTGATATCCGTTAGGTGCTGGCATGAATGTAAACAAGTTTCCGTTTACTTCATTTCCTTCTACTTCTGGAACATCGTCAAAATTAATCACGCAGGATATCTCTCCTCCGTGTGGATTAAGTGCTTCGTAACTGTGTCTATGAGCAGTTTGAAATCCATTGATATTATAATCAATACACCAACTTGCTAAAACACATTCAATTTGAAATGGCAAACGTAGGTCATCAAACTTGCTTTGCATCCAAGTAAAAAAATCTTGTTGTTGTGGTATCCAATCGTCTTGGTCTAGAGGAAACTGTGTTCCACTATTAGTATAAGTGTATCTACTTTGATCGATTTTAGATTGTTTAAGTTTAAACAAATGTTCCATCTCTTCAAATTTAGGATATTGGCTAACAAGCATCCAAAGATGGTTCAAGGTATAAAAGGTGTCGTCACCTAACTGTTGTTTGTAATCACTCATTTTCTTCTACTTCAAATCCTGGTCTATCAAAGTTCGTAAAGAACGGATCGGAGTAGAATGGGTCAACTGTTGAAAAGCCATCTACTGCTTCAACAGTGTGTACTTCTCGTACATAATGTTTGATCATATTTTCGACACCCATTTTAAGTGTCATTGTACTTCCAGCACATCCTGAACAGGCACCTTGTAGTTCTAGTAACAAGTGTCCGTTTTCATAACTCATAAATTCAATGTTGCCTCCGTGTTGTGCTACACTAGGCTGAACATTTTTTACAATGAGATCTTTAATTTGTTCTATTATTTCTTCGTTTGTTCTATCAGTCATACGTTTCTCCATGTTCTTATATTATATAATCAATATGGAGTAAAGTCAACCGTTATTATGACATTGCGTTAGCAGTTGCTCGTTGTGCCATATTATCTACAGCATCGTCTGCAGGTTCTTGCCCTGCTTGTGGATCTTGTTTGTCACCAAAACTGATGCCATCTGGATCAAAACTTGTAACTAACTCTGCAATAGCCGGATCGCTATCATATGCTACTTTAAAACTTTCTTGATCAAACTGTTCGCCGCCCATATTTTTCATAATGGCATTGAATTCGGACCATGACATTTTTTCAACGCCATCGTTTTTTATTGTAGTAAGTGCTTTGTGGACAGTTTTAGAGGCCGGCTGTGACTCTAAGACTTTTTTTTTGAGCCTACTAATAGTTGGCCTAACTTACGAGATTTTTCAATTGATTCTCGTTGTTCTCGACCCGCTTCAGCTTCGCCTCCAGCCGCCGCTCCTGCCGCATCAAATTCGTCGCCTGCTGGTTCTTCTGCTGGTGCCTCTGCTCCTGCTTCTTGATCTACTGTAGGTTCCATTGCTGGATCTGCTTCTGGATCTGCTTCAGTGCCCATTGTTTCTGGAGCGCCTTCGCCTGTCAGGACAGCTACGCCGCCTGTTAATGAATCTCTAGTTGTTTCTAATGATGCAAATAAACTTTCAAGTGCTGGTTTAACTGCGCCTATAAATGCCTCGGACTGTTCGCTACCAACTTCGTCTCTGATCTTATCGCCTAGTTCTAGCATTGATTCTGTTTGCATTTCTGCTGTGTCTTCCATCCAACCTGTTACTCTGTCCACCATATCTTTAGCGGCCATAACAAGTGCGGCATTTTCTTCTGCGCCTTCTTTAAGTTTGCTGGCATCTGACTCAACTGATACAACTTCACGCTCTGCAATCTCTGCATTAAGTACGTCTAAGAAGAGCTTGTTCTTAGTGTACTCAGGACTGCCTGTTTCGTTGAAGTTTTCGTTTGCTTCTGTACTTGCAATACGTGTTCTAATTTTATTACGAGCATCTTGTAATTGCTCTAGTGTAAATGTTTCTAAGTTAATTCTTTGACCAAACTTACTGGCAAGGCTTTCGTTTAAGCTCTTTGCTGTTATTGGTTTTGAAAAATCCGTTACTCTCATGGTAGCTCTTCCCTTTGTATTTGTTATATTTATTTATCATAAAGATACGTTTCAATTGTTTCTCTGACTTTATAACATGCAGATATAGCAATATCTAAGCGTGTTTCTGTGACTTCTTTCTTCATTTCGTCTTTTGTTACAGATATTGTGTGTTTATGAAACAAAATATCCATATAATGCTTAGAGAACTGCCTATCTAGTTCTAACAGTGTATTTATGCTAGTTACATAGCCTGCATTGTTTTGTACAGCTATTGCAAGTGCTGTAATCTTATTGGCAGTTTCAGCTACTTTACGTTTGTCCTTAGTACAAAATACAACAAATCCATGCCTAGATGTTTGTATCATACTATGTTCAATATAGATATCACCACCTTTAGTATAAGGGAGCTTACCTACATTAGTAGTTACTATATCGTCTAATTGTTGTAGTACTTTTTCGTTATAGATCATTCGCTAGAACCATTATAGTGCCGTTATGCTTTACTTTAGTTACAAGATGTTTTCTGATTAATCCTTCAATTATGAATCTTTCATGTTCTGTAAAACTTGCAAGTAATTTTATATCTTTACACTTGGAAAGGATAGTCTTTTCTTCATTGCTGGTGGCAATGGTGAAGTCTTTGATAAGCTCGTTCAGCTTCATACTATACTCCTGCTAACCTTTTTATGATTGGTTCTAGTTCTTTTTTACTGTGTACTGTTTTTAATGGTTCACCTGGTTTTGGCTTAGGGTTTACCACTGTGACTTGATCGCCCTTGACATCGTCAATTTTAAAGTCTGTTGGTGCTGTTCCTCCATCTGCTGTTGGCATAGGCACTGTTGCACCTTTCTTTAGCATCTGTTGTGCGAGCATTTTGTTTGCTTGTGCGCCGACCTTCTTAGCCATCTTGTTGCCAGCACTTCCAGTTGGAGTTGCAACTGCTGTTGCTCCAACTTTAGCATTTACTTTATTCATCTTTGGATTTGCACCCATAGTTTGTCCTACCTTGCTCCCAGTAGGTGCAGGTCCTTTGAGTAGTTTGTTTAGATCAGGAATTGCTTCCTTTACGTTCTGTTCTGCTTGTTTACCAAAGTCACTGAATTTCATGTTTAATTACCACTACGTATTTAATTACTCTTATGTTGTATTTATTAGGAATCTTTTTATCTTCTATGTATTCGTGCGTATTAGTACAACCAAATTCTTTGTTTAGATTCTTAATTTTCCTAGCCCACCATGACGGCTCTTCAATTATTAAATGTGCATTGCGTCCATCCGGTAAGCGTTTTTTAGCAGGATGACATGCTATAAAATGATATTGGTATTTGGTTGCTCGTGCGTATAAATCTCTTAGTGTTGGTTTTAATTGTTTTGGTTCAACATGTTCTAGTACATCACTACTAATAATTAAATCAACCTTGTTTGGTAAGTCGTTTGGAAAAGTAATAGGGTCATATTGGTACACTATACATTCCGGATACTTTTTTCTTAATGCTGTTGTTAAGAAACCTTTGCCGCATCCCCAATCAAGTATAGTTTTAACTTGTCCACTTTCTATTAGCTTCGCAAGCTCTGGTTTAATTTCTGCTCCGCTTCCAAAACTCTTATTATGCATCAATGTTAATTGTTTTTTATATTCGTCACTTATTAGGTTAATTGTCATTTAATCTTTCTCCGACGAGTATTGTTTTTTCTTCTTGTAGTTCTAGTACGCATCTTATTAAGTTTAGTTATCCTAGGACTTGCACCGTAAAAATTCTTAGTACGTGAAGTCTTAACTTTAATAGCACTTCCTCTACGTTTGGCCTTCTTCATTGATATCATGCTCTTAACTCTCTTAGGAGCATTACAAGTACTAGGGCTGGCTACTTGACGTCCTTTTCTTGGACCTGTGGTACAACGATACTTACGGACAATCTTACCTTTGCTTCGTCCCCATACAGATGTTACACCTTCTGTGATGTCTTGGACTAACATTTATCTTCTTCTCTTGTTTAATCTGGTTAACGTTCTAGACGCTGGATTTAATCTTTTAGTACGTTTGGTCTTACGTGTAATTCTTGCACCTAGTCTAGCACGGGTCTTCTTCATAGACATACGCTTTTTCATATCAGGTGCGGCAAAACACTGTGCCATCTTAGCAACAATGCGTCCTTTGCGTCTTCCGGAAGTACAACGATACTTACGGGTCAGCTTGGTGCCTTTACGTCCCCATATCTGCTTTTCATCCAGATCTATTGATGTGACTTCTTTTATTAACATACTGTATTTATGTGAAAGGAACTATGATAAGTTCATTAAGAGAACGATAATTGTTGAAAGTAAACCTGCTACTACTGTGCCAGCGGCACCGATCATAACTTTAATCATCGACTTGTTACCGTTTACGATATCTAGATGGATGTGTTCTACTTTTGATTCAATCTTGTCAAGGCGACCTTCAAGCTGTTCATACCTTTGCTGGCATAAATCTACGTGTGCTTCTAGGTTTTCTTTTTCTAAATCAGTGGCTTTGGCCATACTAAGTTCTCCATTGTATTGAGTTACTCTACTCGTCGTTTGCCTGGAATATTATGTTAGTTTTGCCTGTGTCTGATGTTCTAAATACATTATTATTTATCAGAATAGTCTCTTTTAATTGAGGTATAACAGGAACTAAATCAAAATCTTTAGCAACTTCAATAGGATCAAAACCTGCTACTGCTGAATCAATAGTAAACTCAAAAGTCCATACTAAGTTTTTACCTTTGTATTCATTACCGAACCCTATCTTGTGTAGTTGTTCTTCAGTCATTTCATTAACTGTTGGGCTTGCTTCGTAGTAAGGATTAAAACGCATACTTAGAGTTTGAAAGAACGTCATAAAGTTTGCTTGTTGATTTATTGCTTGCTTATCGTCAGAACGAGTACGGTGCTGTTTAGTTTCAGTAATATCGATAAGTGTTAAGACTTTCATACAACTACTTATCGGCCATAAAAAAAGGGTGCCGTAAAAACGACACCCTTTAAAATTGAGTAAGTTACTCTAGCGTTATTATGCCGCTACAACAAACTGACCACCAGCTGTAACTGTAGCTGAAGATAAGTCGATTGAGTCAACTGTACCTAGGGCTCTTACGATCGCTTGTAGTGAAGCCGCTGTGTGCTGACTACCGTCTACTACGATACTAATTAAACCTGCTGTACCTTCTGAGTTTAAAGCAACTGGGTTTAACGCTTGTGCGATTGCTTCAATTGTTGAACCAATTCCACCTTTGCCTGCGACTGAAGCGCCACAACCTACTACGTAAAAACCTAAATTTGCTGTTGAATATAGAACTGCGTGTGCATGTCCTAAACCATTTGTTCTTGTTATTCCTGCCATTTTATTCTCCTATAATTAAATGTTTTCTCTTATGACAGCATTTCGCTACTCTGCGAAGTTGCTATATGTATTTACCATATAGGAAGAAAAAGGCTTATTTACGGTCTCTTTTGGCTCTATTTTCTAGTTGTCTTAACATTTGAGCATAGCCTGGGCCTGCTTTTACTATGTTATCTACTAGTTTAATGATAGGCATGTATGCTTGTACTGCCGCGGCAGGTATAGCTTGTCCTGATTGTGCTTGATCCATAAACTTTTTAAACATACCTAACTGGCCACTACCTACAAGTAATCTATAGACAGCTAGGTCTCTTCCTTGTAGTGCAATGTCTGGTGCACTTATTGTTGGTTCTGGATCTCTTAGTGTTGAAGTTTCTAAATTTTTATCAGCGGCTAATTGTTCTAGGTCACTGATTATATCACTTGCTCTTAGTTTTGCTCTTACTGCATAAAGTAATCTTGTTACAAGTTTCTTTTGGTCTGTTTTATTTAATCTATCAAAGTTAAACACACTACGTCTGATTGCTTTGTAGTCACTGTTAGATATCTTAAGAGCATTTTCAATACCTACTAGTGTCTGTTGATCATTGCTGTCAGGCGCTGATCCACTATCTAGTTTTGCAATATAACGATTAAATGCAAATTGTGGAAACTGTGTAATCTTACGCATACGAGAAGCCGCACCCGGATCTTTTAATTTACCTAACGCTTCTTCGTCCCCTAATAGGAAATAGACAAAATTGTAAAGGTCGGTAGCGTGTACTTTAAAATAATCGTAGTTACGGTCTTTTGTTTTCTTTGCGTAATTAACAGCTCTTGGAGCATATTTAGGAAAACGTCTAAGCACTTCTAAACATAATAGTGTTAGGTAAGCACGTTCTTTACAATCGCTATAAGTTAACAGGCGAAGATTACTATCTCCCCTTGTCATTCGTGCTTCGTGTATTTCCTTTATGAATTCCATCATTGTTTATTTGGATCTAACTTTATCTAAAATCTTCATTAACCCTTTGCTTGATGCAAAGACTTTCTGTGCTTGTTCCATTGCATCTGGATCATTACCATATGCTGGTTTTATGCCAAACACACCGTATAATCTTGCAACTTCTCTACCTGCAAAACGTGCAAGGAACTTTGCTTCGTCTTGTGATACTTCAACTTTTTGTCCATCAGTTGTTTCAATTGTTCCACCTTTAGGCAAATCTGAAAACTGTGCGGCTTGTGTTGCAATTTGTGTATAATCTGCATTCATTCCACGTTCGTCGTTATCTAATTCCGATCCGTGTTTTCTTAATCCTAAGTCACCAAGACTAATCTCTGCGATGTCTTTTAACTTACTATCTATTTCATTCATCTTCATGTGTCTACTCCTATTATCGTACGACTGCTCTGTTTGCTTTTGAGAAAGTAGCACGTGGTACTAACTTAACGTTACCGTCTTTGTTTGCTAATACGTAACCTTCTCCACCCTTTTGTCCATTAATGCTTTGACTTACGCCCGAGCTATTCTTGTCCAAACTATCTATTACACTATCCTTGGCTTTCATTATACCATCAACTACTTCCCAAAGGCTTGTAAATGCTTTTATGTTTTGTTTTACATAATCTGTTATTTTTACTTTAGCGGCATTGCTTATCTTTGCATCTGATACCCACTTAACGAAATCTTTACCTAAGTTATCTAATCCTGTATCTACTTTACTATTCATATATCTGTATAGTACATCAGGAAAGTATCCCATTTTTTGCTGTGCTAGTTTATTTTTATCTACTAAGCTATCAATGTCAGCTTTGTCTTGTTGTATTAATGCTTCTAGTCTATCAATTTCTTCATTAGGTACTTCAGGTGCCTTCTCACTTGTTACTGGCGGAACAACTAATACATCGTTGCCAGCAAAGATAGATAAATCTTTTAGTGGACCTTCGTTACCGTTTTCATCTACTTCTCTATGAATAACTATTCCAGTCTTACTTGCACCAATCTTCTTACCTAGATCACTTTTTACATCTACTGCATACTCAACTGTTTGTGGTTTAAATATATAGTTGCCGTTTTTTACTGGTGGTGTATTATAATACAATAGGTCACCTTTAAAGTATCCTCTTACATCTTTAGGTGTTGCTTTTTCAAACATAGGCATAATGCTTGCCATGTTGTTTGCAAATGCTACACGTTTTGGATCGCCTTTAAGTTTGCCTCCTGAGCGATTAAGCAAGATGTCTTTGAGTTGGTCTGGGCTCTTAGCTCTTCCATCTGTTTTAACTGCTCCAAATCCACTCTTGTCTGTAAATATAAACTCTCCATTTTCATCGCGGCCAAAAATGACTGCGGGAGATCCATCCCATTTAAGCGTGACATTTTTATGTCCTCCTGATGTTAGGCTTTTTAAACTTGATAGTGCTTGAATTGCTCCTGCACTACCTTTAAAAAATACTAAATCTTCAGCATGTTGGATACGTGCTTCTGCACCTTCTTTAATACTTTCTTTAGGCTTTCCTTTGTTTGTTACAGGATCGTATTCCCA